ATGAATGGCAAAGAATATGGAATCTTAAATTAAGAGAACATAAAATTGACATTGAGAGAGCTATGTTATTTGGTCAACGTGCTTCATCTGGAGGTATTCAATATACTGAAGGTCTTGCAGGTCATATTATGGCAAACGGACAATCACAAACTAAAGAAGATGCTGAACAGCTAGAATATACTGAAGGACAGGCTTACTTAAAAACAGTAGCTGCTGGAAGTTTAACTTATGATGTGCTTCTTCGTGATTTAGAAGTTGTTTTTGACCCTGCTAGAGGTGGAAACTCAAGTAAATTAGCTTTATGCTCATTACCTGTAATTTCATTGTTTAATAAACTTGGCGATGGTGCTGGCTTTATTGGTGACACAATTGTTAATGGTGGTGGCTCAAGATATAATTTTGATGCTAGCACAGGTTCGTTTGGTCATAAAGTAATGAAAGTTGAAACTGTTCATGGTGATTTAAGTTTAGTAAAAGAGCCTTTATTCAGAGGAATGTCTGGTGAATTTATGCTTCTTGCTGACCTTGACCATGTATCTTACCGACCATTAGTTGGTAACGGTGTTAACAGAGATACCTCAATAACAACTAACGTACAACAAGCTGATGAAGATTTAAGAAAAGATATGATTCTAACAGAAGCAGGTCTTGAAATAACTCTTCCAGAAACACATGCGTTATTTAACTTTGAGGAGGCATTATAATATGAGAAGTGATATATTAAATGAAAATAGTGGTGCAACTTTTAAACATAAAAAGAAAATACATTCTATAAATGCAGATGTAACAATTACTAATGATGATTCTGGTAAAGTTTACATGTGTGATTCAGCTGGTGGAGCAGTAGCAATTACATTGCCTACAGCTTCTACAGGTGAAGATGGTGTGTATTTTGAATTTGTTGTGTGGGAAGAAACTCCTACTGCTGACATTACTATCGGTGCTGGAAGTGCTATAATTAGTTTAGTGCAAAAAGATGCTGGTGGTGATGCTGCAAATTCAACAGCTGGAACTCAAATTTCAAATGTTATTTTAGACACAACAGCTCAAAGAGGTGATTATGTTAGATTAACATTCTGGAATGGTGAATATTTTGCTGAATCTATGAGTGGCATAAATAATGGTATCCAAACATCATAAACCGAACAAATAAGGTTTAATAGCTTGTAGAGCTATGGGGTAGGTCACATAAAAGGTCTGCCCCAAATCTACTGAAAATTAATTTTATATAACTAGGAGAAGAGATGGCTTTTATAAGTAAAACATTTATGCAAGATGCTCATGAAGCAACTAATGCAGATGGCCAAACAGACGCAAGAGGACGAGATAGTTTGTCTAAAAGAATAGAAGATTGGCTTACAGCTAGTTCAGCAGCAACTGGAAAAGTTACTATAGGTTCATGTTCATTACATGGCGATAGAGTTTTTGTTGTAGTAATTGCTGAAACGTAATGACTAAGAAAAATTACAAAAATAATGGTAAAATGAAAGGTCCTTCACATAAGAATGGTGGAATAAAGATTGAAGTTGAAGGCGAAGAAATTGTTATTAATAAGAATTTAAATAATGCAGCTGGCATTCATGAAAAAGAATTGTTAGCATTAAATAACAGCCCTGATGACTATATTATTGTTAAAAAAGACAATTGGCCATCAAGTGATGCTAGAAAAAGAGGAGAAAAAAATGCCTAATATTAAATTACCTTATAGCGCAGAAGGAATAGAACTTGCAGATAAGATAGCTGATAAAGTTGAAAATGTTGGTGGCGACATAAGCCAAGATATGCCAATAAATGACGCATCTATGAGAAATACAAATATGAGTATGGATGTTTACGAAGGTGGAGGAAACGTAAATGTGGACTCTATGGGATATTATAAAGAAGGAGGCAAGGTAAGCCTTGAAAAGACCCCAGGGAAAGAAATGTCTGTAGAACAATTTAAAATATTGTCAGATATTGATAGTGAATTAAGAGCTGACAGAAAAGGTGAACTAAAAAATAAACCTTACAAAAGAAAGTATACACAAGAAACAAAAGTTAAACCTAAATACGGTAAAGACGCTGCAGAGTCTGTTGCAAGCAAAAAGAATAAAATAACTAAAAGAAAGAAAAATAAGAAAAAAGATGCTAATAGTTATATACAAAAAGAAGGTAATGTTTACAAAAAAGGGTTCCCTGATAGACCTTTAGATAAAAAGAAAAAACCTAAATTTATGGGCAAAGAATATGGAATGGGTGGTTCAGTATCCAGTGGAGATAGTCCTATGACAGAAAATGCTTTAGGTCAAATTGAAGGAAAGGTCTATAAAAAATAATGGCTATTTTTATATATTGCGAAGATTGTAACTCTACAGTAAAACCAAATAGTTGTGAACACAATAAAGGTTTTAATCAAAGCTCTGAAAATATAGGCAATTATATTAATATGAGAACAACTTGGAGCGGTCAAACACAAGTTGAATTTTCTACAACTACTATAGAAAAAGATATAGCAGATAGGAATAAAGGCCTGTGATTACATTTGAAGAAAAGATTATAAGCTTAACAGGGATAAGTTCCAATACTCAAAATAAGACATATATAAATGGTTGGATAGAGATGGCGGCAAAAGATGTTTTAGCAATGCTTCCAAACGCAGCTCTAATGGATTGCACACTTACAAAAACCTTAAACAGAACTGATAGGTATTTTGAAAATGTCGATGAATCAATGGTTATGCATGTTTCAAGAAAATATACAAATAAAGGTAGTAATTTAAACTATGTAGGAGCTATAGAGGGAAGATATAGAGATTGTAGGCAAGTTTCACATACTTCTATTTCCTTAGCAGAAGAAGATTCTGGATATTTAGAGTCATGTTCTGTTGAAGACCCAGTATATTATATATATAAAAATAATCTACATGTACTCCCTCAGGTAGATGATGATTACGATGCTTTAGTTCATTATGTTGTTTTCCCAGTAGCTGCAACTAATGACAACCTGTATGATAAAACTTCTATTCCTAACTTCCCTAATTTATTAGAGCAAGCTGTAGTTTATAGAGCAGCTTCTAATGCTGCAAGATTTTTGTTTCAAGATGAGCAAGATGAAGAAATATATATGCCAATGATAAAAGATTTAACTAATCAATTTGCTAATAGTATAAAACTATTTTTATCTCAATACAAAAAATCAGCACCAATTGAAGAAGAGGCTACAGGAACTAGCACTAATAATGTAATGAAAGCTTTACAAAAAGCTATGGGGGGTGAAAAATGAAAGTAAGAGATATAGTTTCACAAATTGAAAGAATGTTTGGTAGGCAACCTAATAGATATGTAAACAGATTAATTAATGATGCTATATCTGAGATTGCAGCTAAAAGACAACATCGTGTTGAACATAAAAAGATTGATTTAGTTAAAGACCAAAGATGGTATGATTTAGATACGGAAATAATTGATGTGGTAAAAGTTGAAATAAAAGATACTAATGATAGATATGTTATGGTTCCTAAATTGGCCGATTCTCACAGATTATTAAAAGAGGATGAAATATAATGGCTACAGAAAAAAGAACATATCCAAATGATTATTTTGCATGGTATAATGACGATGAAAGATTAGCTATTGTTACTTTAATAACTTCAACTGATAATACTTCTGGGGTAACTGCTGGTGAATATGATACATATAGCGGTACTAGTTTAGGTGCAGGTATTAGAATAACATATCATGGAAAGTATCCAGAAGTAGAAGATTATGAGGACGATTTATTTAAAGATATAGGGTTAGATTCGGGATTGCATCCTGCTATTGTATGCTATGTAAAATATAGATTATGTGAAGATATAAATGATATTAATAAAGCTGCGTATTTTAGAAAAATGTTTCAAGAAATGTTACACAAATATCCACTTAGAAAGTCTGGCGTTAGACGAATAAGTGTACCAAGAATGTAAGGAGATAGTATGGCAGGAGTAAATAGCGCAACATTAATAACAAAAATTTCAGAAAAAATTACATTAAATGGTAATAAATATAATAATGTTGTAGAAAAAAGAATAAATGGTATAAGTCAAATTGATAAAAGAATCGTTACTGTTCCTGCTGGTCAGGACTCTACAATTGCTAGTTTTAAATGGAAAGTAGGTGGTACAGGGCAAGATGGAGCAGATGATTTACAAGATGTAAAATATATAAGGCTGACAAATTTAGATGATTCAAATTCTGTTAGCGTTAACATACAAATAGACACTACTGAAGATGATGCTGCAGGCTCTACTGCTGAAATGGCCTTTATATTTGATTTAGATGCAGGGATGAGCTGGGTTTTTGGAGAAGCCCATGATTCTGTATTTGCAAAAGATGATAGTGCAACATATGTTGATACTAGACATGACATAGAGTCTATTATGATAGATTCTGGTGATAATGATGTAGATGTTGAATTTTTAATAGCAAGTAGTTAAGAAAGGGAAAAATGGACGTAGATACGTTAAAATCGGCAGTTGTTGGCAGTGGTGGACTTAGTGTCCAATTTATGGATTTCTTGCCTGAAATGGTTAAAATAGGCGTTGGAATGATTACTATAGTATATTTTGTATACAAGATAGCATTATTAAGAAAAGAATTGAAAGGGTAATATGGCAAATGCTGCAACTTTAACA